GCTTTCAGCGTAGTTTGTCGCTGTATCTAAGTAAATGCTCAAAAGCGCATCGTCATCGTTTGTGGTGATGTTTAAATGCTGCTTTAATGTTGCAAGTGGTACGATCTGACCAACAGGTGCGACCGTTTCAGTGTAAAAATAAGGGCGTGACGTTGCGCGCTCAGGCTGTAAAATACTTGTTCCGTATCTAAGCAAATTACTCATTTTCTAGCCTTTGTTGACTTATTAGTTTTTTTATCTTTTTTATCTTCTTTAGCTATTTGTTCTTCTGCTTCTTCTGCTTCTTCAACACGCTTAGCAAGCCCAATTTCAACTAAGCGATTGCATAAATTTACATCATAACCATCTAAGTGCTGATCTTTGTTGAAATCAACAACCGTTATACCATTTAAAGCATATCTGCAATTTTGAATAATCATGAATCTCATGCAATCACCTCATTATTTTTATTTGTTTAGTTAGTAGTATTAATCTGCAACAGCTTGAAGCTCAGCAATTTGCGTAGCAATAACTTGCAGATTTGCGCCAGTTGTAACTGCTGTAGATACGATGTTAAAACGAACGTAACGCTTGTTACCAAATACGCCAATCGTTTTAAGCTTAGCACCTGACGCACTAACTGCTGTCAACTGCATGTTTGCAAGTGTGCCAATTAAGTTATCACTTGATAATGCTGCTGCATCTGCAAGTGCTGCGTCATTGCCATGCTCAATCGTTACGTCATAAGTTCCATCAGTATATTCTGATGCCATTAGCGTAAACATCAAACCAAGGTCAAAATTAGCTGTATCTAAAATAGCCCCATTTGTTGTTGTGTCTGTAGTGACGTTTGCACTCAATGCTACGTTACTCTGTGCGTGTGATCTTATATCTTTTACTGCCATTTCTTTAACTCCTTTAAGGGCTTACGCCCTGTTTTAATCATTAAGCTGATAATTTTAAAAGTTTTAACGCTTCGTAGTTAGTGACATCGCCCCCAACTCTCTTAGTAGTGTAAAACTCAACGAATGGCTTAGCGCTGTAAATATCGCGAATCACTCTAAAGCCCAAGCGATCAACAATTGTATAACCAACGCTGAAATCACCGTAAACCATAGATAGTGAATCTGCTGCCGCGTCTGGTAAGTCATTCATAAAGACAACTTGCTTGCCAAGCAACATTAAAGTGCGAGCTTCTTGTAAGAAACGAGTGTCGAAAATGTAACGACCTTGTTGGTCTTTAAGCGTAATAATTTGCTCAAAGTTCTTACGTCTGATTCCCCAAATTGCATTAGCTTGGTAATCTTCTTTTAAAGCGTTTTGTAAGTCTTTCAAACCATCGCCAGTGATGATAGCACTTGAACCACTAGCAATCTGCTCAATAGCTCCACGACCATAAGCACCAAAAGCATCAGCTTTTTGTGGTGCGCTATAATCTGGGTAAGTCAAGAAACCACGTGGCTTTTTAGCGCCATCACCAGATACAAAAGCAGTGTTTTCGTCACGTGAAATGCGATCAACAACTTTGCGAGAAATCCAAGCTTCAATGTCAAAACCTGCATCATCAAGCATTTTTTGCGTAGCTTTAGGATTCGCGTACTGCTCATGCACAGGAATGGTAAGCTTGCCAATTGTTGCGTTATCAGTTGAAGGTCGTGCTTCAAGCTCAGAAACCCAACCGCCTGATGCAAATTGACCATCGTCAATGATAAATTCTAAGCTATCAGTGTTTGTTGAAACAACATTAGCAAAGCCACGAATAGGACTAGTCTCAAAAATGCGGCTGATCATCGTACTAGCAAGCTGTGGGCGAATAAAATAGCCAGCACTTGGGTCGTTACCTGCAAATAGTGATTTGCTGATAGATTCCTTTTGATCTTTAGAAACACCAATAAGCGAATCATTAACGATTGATTTGCATACGTTTTCCACTAAACCACTTTCAATTGCGTGACCTTTACGCAAGTATTTTGTCATCTGTTCACGGTATTCGCTTTCAAACTCTTCTGCAACTTCTGACTTAACGCCTTTCGATAGCTGCTTTTCTAAGAACTTAGAACCCTCTTCAAGTGATTTCAACTTAAGCTCTTGATCTTGCAATTGTTGCGCAATTTTTGTTACTTCTTGCGCTGCATTTGCTGATGTCTCTTTTAAACCTTTTTCTAATGATTGCTGTGACGCTTCAATAGCGCGACCCAAATCATCTAATTTTTTGTTTAGTTCTTCAGACATTTCTCTAGTCTCCCAATTATGTTGTTGATTTTTTCTAATATTTGCGCTTCATCATGCTCGACAAAATCGGCTTTGCTTGCAAGATATACAGCGGCTTTTTGAGAAACGCCTAACTCTCTTAGTAATCCCTCGAACTCTCTATGTGTTTTTATTTCTTTTGCTATATTTAATCAATCGATTTAAAGGAATGAATAACCGCACCCTTATTAGCTGGAAATGTAACCAGTGAAACTTCCTTCAAATCCATTTTATGAATGATTCTTGAGTCTGATTTTAATTCGAAATCATCGCGTGACATTGTTGCACCAATAGACATCTTGCGTAAGCTTCCAACGCGCATCTGTGGAATAACCCTACCACGAACTAGGTCGTCATCTTTTGGTAATTGTGCCTTTAAAAATAATCCTTCATTTGTCTCGTAAGCTTCTATGGCAACGCCAATAGGTTGCTTTTGATCATGCTGAAACAGAATTACTGGCAACTCTTTAGAAATTGAATCTAAAAAAGCGCCTTTTTGTATAATGTCATTATCAGTATCTTTGTTGAAAGTTGACGCTAATCCTGAGAACTCGAAAAAGTCGTTATTCTCGTCTTGCTTCTCTATCTTGAAATCAACAATAAACTGCTGCTTTTCTAGTTTTTCCATCTCGATAATCCTTTTTGTTTTATGTTGTCATTATAGCACACGTTTCATAATGTGAACAAACCCACTATAACACTTACGCACCTACAATTGATTGTTTGCGATAACGGCGCACCAAGTGAGCTATCAGCAGGATACATTAGCAAAGATTCACCAACTTCAAATGGCTCACTCATGTTTTTTATTTGCCCATCTGCGTGCGCGTGATCAGGTCGCGTTCTGTCATCTAACACAGCAATCCATTGCTTACGCAAAGGCTTAGCGCTTGGCACCATAGTTGTTATCATATTATTTGATGACGTGAATATGCTATCTTTTGTGCTTTCTGCTGCTTCCTGTGTTGTTGTAGCTATTATTGTCTCTATGCGTTTGCTGTAAGTTTCTTTTAGCTTTTCTCTAAATGCTGTGGCTGACAAACCAAGTGCGACTATCGCATCAAGTTGCTTTTGGTTTGTGTCATTAACAGATTGACTTGCTGAATTAACCCAGTCTTGCATGTGCGCAGTGTTAGCATTTGTAGCTGTTCTTCTAATATCAAACAAAACATTCGCTGACGTTGTGCGTCCTGTCGTGTCAATATTTGCTATTTTATTCATCAGGCGCATAAATGTTTTTGAGCTTTCAAGCGTTTTAAATGTCAAACGATCAAAAGCGCGCTTAGTAGCTAACCAGTGCAAAAAAGTAACTGCTGATATTGACGCAAAAAATACGCTTAAGTTTTTAGCTTCTTGAGTGTTTGCATAATGTTCCGTTGCTTCGTTTATAATATCTGCATAAATACCAGATAAGCGATTATTGAAATCAGACTCTAGTCTTAACTTTAACGCAACTTCTGCGTGTTGCCTGTCAATAGCCATAGCGCTTTTATGCTCCCTTCGTCTAAATTCTCGCTTTTCATTTTAGCGTAAAATTTACTGTACGCTTCTTTTTCTTCTTTTTCCTGATCTCTATCGTCTGTATTGTTTCCATCTAGAAAGTCATCAATATTAACGCTATTCTGCTGACTGGTTAAAACGTCACCGTCATCTATATGCTCGTAGCCAGTTTCAGTTCTTATTTCGTTGATAGTGTTTACACCAGTTTGTGCCATAATCTGTGCGTTGCTTAGTGCTTCAGGTTTCAAACTCTCAACCTGTGTTATATCAATTGCAAACTCTAAATTTTCGCTATTCTTATAGCGTGGCATCAAGAACCTTGTGAGTTCTTTATTGATGCGATTGGCAAGCGGTATCACTGCATCTTTATCTAAATGCAGTCTGGCAGTTTGAAGATTATTTAAAGTCATCGTGCTATCTAACAACAAAGCAAGTGGCACACCATACACGTTAGCAATTCTGCTAATCATAGCGTCTTGCATTTCTTTAAATTGCATATCGCGGTTGGTTTGACCCATTTCCTTTACTTCCATTCCGTCAAGTATCGGTATTTTCCCCGCGTTTTGGCTTCCTGAGTATTTTTCTGCTTCTAACTTCATTCGCTCAAATTGCGACTCTGTAAGTTCTTCGCCTCTGTTGTTCTGCCATGCCATTGACATACGTGAGCCGTTTTGTAACAAAGCAATGTTATTGACGTTACTACTTACGTATTGTTCTATTTCTCGCAATAATGGGTAAACTTTAGACATTCCAAAAGCATTGTTATTGCCATACTGCGCGTTATAGCGCTTAATGTGATAAAGCTCCATGATGTCTTCATTGTAGAACCTTGTGCCGTCTATAACGTCTCTCGCTTTAAATGTTACCGAGTCATTGAAAGCAGTGTAAAGATATCTTCTAGGCGTAAAATTAAAGTTAGTCTTGCCATCAATTACCGGATTAAAAAAACGAGATGAGGAATTGTAAAGCTCTAGCGGCTGTCTATTTATGTTCCCATTTGCAATTAAAAAAGCGTTGCCTGTGATTAAAAACGATGAAGCTAACGACTCTTTAAAACTGAACTCTGACTCATCACTGTTGGGCTTATTTAGTAATTGTAAAACAGGGTGATCCTTTATAAACTCACCAGTCTTATTGTCTTTAATTCGAAAAGGTATGTTTATATAAGCACTAACAATCTTATCAATAACCATAAATAAGGGAGCGCATTGTTCATACAATCTTAACGCCGTTAATACACTAGCGTTATATTGACTTTCGCCAGTGAAGTAGCCGCTGTCATAAATACTAAAAGACTTAATGATATTTAACTGATCAACTTGTTTTTTTATCGTCTTTAGTTCTTCTTTTAAATTTTTTCTATCTGAAAAAAATCCCATGTAATCGACTCCGTTTATACAGCTACTAACATTATAGCTTAAGATCAACAGTTAAACTACAAACACACGTCTTTCGCGAACTTTAGATAAACTTAGTTCAGTAATCGCCCAAACTACAGCATCTAAACGGTTTGGCGAACGCATGCTTGTATCGTGCGGTATCCATGTGGTCATTTCTTTCTCTAACTCTATTAAATTATAGCCAACGTGAATAACTTCGCCACTTGCGTATAATAAACTCACGGGCTCAGCTCTAACCGCTTTGCCTCGAGTTGCATTAACTAGCTTAGGCTTTATGTTTGTTCTGCCAAGCAACTTAGCTTGTGATCTTATCGTGCTTTCTACCATGTCACCACCGTAATTTTTCTCAGCGACAATACAATCTGCCTGATAGTTATCATAAAGATTTATAGCGATTTCTGCCCATCGCTCTGGTGTGTATTTGCCTGTTTCATCTTGGAGAATATAACACTTGTTATCGTGATCAATTGCTGCAACAACTATCCCAGTGTCATCGCTGTTTTTATTATGTGTTCCCGCAGGATCAATCGCAATAACAATCTTTTTTGCTTGTAAGTAATCATATGAATTAATACGGTATTTGTTTATATCTGACTGCTTGAATAAAGCAAGCGGATTGTCAACTACTCGCCAACTACCATGAAGCAACGCTTCAACGTCTTTTGCTGAAAGATTCTCTAGCTTCTGCTTATAATTAGGCTCTTTTTTTAACAGCTCTTGGTTGTCTTCAAGCACCGCGGGAATAAACGTAAAGCTTACTGGCTGTCTTCCAAAACTATCTACTAACTCTTGCTTTGTGTCTCCCCAAATAAATTCGTTATTTTCGATAATGTACCAACGTATAATCCCAGACTTTGAAAAATCTGGCTTATCATCTTCTGTTAAATACCAGTCAATCATTTTGCGAATAAAGCTATTTGGGTTAGGGTTGCACGTTAATCTAATGTAGCTATCAATATTTGTCATAGATCGCAAGCGTGAACTTATATAAAGAAACTCTCGTAAAGTAAATCCAGTTGCAGCTTCATCGATGCTTATTAAGTCAGCTTGAACCCCTTGGAAATTTTCCTCAACCTCTTCCTCACGGTTTGAGTGCTTAAAAATAACCTCAGCACCGCTTGGAAAAACAAAGCGTGGCGTAGGTGTTTTTATACCAATAGCGCCAAAGTTTGAAAATATCTTTTTAGCTTCATCCCACAACCCGCCTGCGCTGAATATTTGGCTGTAGCTTTTACGAACAATTAAAC